AGCGAGCCAAATTTCAAACTCGCCTAACATCGAACTCATGCTTCCATAGGTATCACTTACCCAATCCGATATAGATAGGTCTTCCTCTGCGGCTTCCATGGCGGCGTCAAATACTTCTCCGTTATCCCGGATGTCTTGTTCTAACCATTCGATGAATTCGTCTTCCATTTCTTCTTCAACAATTTCTCTCACCCAGTTCATGTACTCGTAGCCATCTTCTATTCTGGATTCATATTCTTCTGGATTGTTGGATCGAAAATCTTCTTTGTATCTCTCTACTGCATATTCTGTAGGGCCACCTTGCGAATCAACAAAATTTTCTATGTATTCTGGATCTTCTTTACGTTCGGTAACTAACTCGCTTATAAGGTCGCCTTCATACTCGTACATCTTGTCTTCCATGATCCAATTACGGTATGCTTCGTTGATGTCGTCTAAGTAACTTCTACCAAATTCATCCATAATTCTGTCTTCGATATCGCTCCAAGACATGTCGTCAATATCTTCGCCGTAATTGGCATCAGAATCTACATAGCCTCCCCATACTGTTTCTGCTTCAAATCCACATTTGATAGGAGAATCTAACGCTGATTCAATTATTTCTTTAGTGTTGAAGTTTAATTCGAATAATTGTTCTTCACCTTGCTCTTGCATCTGTACTTTTCGTGCAAGTTTTTTAATTTTTTGTTTAACTGATGATACACTGTTTTTGCTTTTAGATGTTTTTCGTAAAGCGTTCTTATGAACTTTTTTACTGTACTTGCCGCCTTTTGATTCTGTAATTGGCGCAACTGTTAATTCTTCATCAGGGTCTATTAGTGTGTACTCTCCTTTAGGATCTTGTACAACTAATTTTTTAAGAGCTGGGCCTTTGCCAACTTTACTTACAACTTTACCTGCAACTTCGCCTTTATCATCTAAGTATTCAGCGCCGTCATCAAAATCTTTTGCTTTCATTAAAGTTGGTGCAACTGTATCTGTTTCAGGATCTCCGATATCAGGAAGGTCTAATCCTGGTGTTACTGTTGGGCTACCTAAATCTTTTTTAGGTGCTTTAGTAGGTGCCGCTGTTGCTTTTGCAACTGCGCCGGTAACTTGTTGTCCCACAGGAGTTGGAGCACCAGATTGTAGTCCGTATTCCTTGAGTACACTGTTTAACGTCCTTACATCCGTAAACTTCATATTACCTTCTTCTATTACTTGATTTGTTTAATGTTTTTAGCCTTCTACTAGCTGGATTCATTCTTTTTGATCTTTGTGACTTTCTAGACATCCTAGCACCCATCTTGGCTTTGGTTCGTCTTAATACCATTCGTTTTTTAATATCTACTGGTTTATGACATTGAGCCGCATTAGATACTACTCTACCTTTACGTCTGCCACTAGTACATCTTACGGCACGTTTAACTTTATTACCCATTTTGCGCCAAACCATTCTGGCTTCGACAATCGATTCTTCTGTAATTTCTTCTAATCGCATTTTACCATTTCCTGCATGACCAGTACCTGGCTTTTGTTTTTGGTCCTGGATTCTCGCAATTGTGTCTTGCTCTAAAACTTTTTCTTGCTTTTGGATTGGATTTTCTGATACGCATTGTGCCGCCTTTAGCGTCACCACCTTGTCCAAAGTTTACTTTTTTAACATTACCTGTTTTAGGATCTTTGACATAAACTTTAAACTTTTTAGAATCGCCTTGCATAGGCTTGTTTAGTTTAACCTTACGACCTTGATATTCTGCTTCGAATACGTTTTCTTCGCACTCGCTATACGCTAATACTCCAAACTCTTCATGAAAACATTGTCCTTCTTCTAATGTTATCTCATCACTTGGATTCATATATTCATGTATTCTCATTAGCCACCTGCCAAAGTAACGCCTATTGCAATTACAATAGTAACTAATGTTGTAAATGTAGTACCAACAATTGCTAGTACCCAATTTTCAATTTTATTTAATCTTTCTTTAGTATCTACTTTAAACTCTCTAAGTTCTGTAGTAATACTTTCTATCCGAAGCATATCAGCAATGATATGAGCTTCTAAATTTTCTTTATCTGCGTACACTTGTATCTCTGGTACTGCATCTGGGTCTAGTTTCTTAGCCATTTTATAATAAATCCTGTTTAGTGAACTCCATGTTTATGGTGCCCGTTGTATCTAATGTTCCGCTGTTAAGCACTATGCCGTTAAGTTCATTAACTAAAGTTGCAACAGTATGTGCATGTGGCACTTCTGTAGCAAATTTAAATATCCACCCGGCACCTGTCATAGTTGGTGCTCCATAAGTTTGTAATAAGTTTGTACCAACTCCATTTAGTGCTACAGGATTATTCATCACTACAGGCATTGCCCTTAATCCTATTACTTGTACAACACTTTCAAAATCTTTTTGAGTGTTATCGTCATAATCACCGGTTACAGTTATGTCAATTGAAGTAAACAAAGTAAAAAATTCTATATTACCTGTTAGTGCTTCTACGGAGCCCATTGCCCCACCTCTTATTAAACTCATGTATGTCTCCTGTGTATTCTTACAACTATTTATCACTTTATCAGTTTTTACTATACAGAAATTATATTCAAAAAAAAGCACTCCTAAGAGTGCTTTTAAAATGTGACGCCTTCCGTTGTCACGAACCTAAGGTAGTTAGGATATTTTTAAACTACTATGCGGCGCTGAACGAAGCTAAATCGCGGATTACAACTGTCTGTGCTGATAAATTAACACCGTCTATTGTACCCTTTGCTTGTAATCTTTTTGTCAATGATGCCGCGTCTATATTAACGCCGTCAACGATTGCAAAGATCTTACCAGCTGTGCCTGTTGAGATGTAAAGCAATGGTGAAAACTCTGATACGATGTTTTCTACTGCTCCGCCTAAACCGTCTTTAGCCGCTAATGATACACCTGCATCGATTTCGATCGCTGTTACTTGTGCTGTTGAAAATGAAACTCCATGGGCAAAACCTGCCCCTGCTACTCTTACTAATGCCATAATATGACTCCTAATTATAAATTTACATATCTGTGGTCTTTGTACCACTACCAAATTAAATTAGATATGTATTCTGGTTACTTTTATTTATCTAAATGTAGAGTTTATTCGTATGTTGCATAAAGTTAAACTCATAAAAAAAGCACCGTAAGGTGCTTTTTAAATGTTTGTGATTTAATCTTAAAGAGTAAATGCTACAACAGTTACGTTAGCCCATGTAACGCCATCAGCGTCTGTAAGAGCAATTACAACGTCTTCCAAATGAGCCGCTAGAGCTTCACTGTTAGTTCCGTCATATTTGTCTGTTCCATGTGTGCCTTCGAAAAGAACCTTAAGTCCTTGTCCTGCTCCACCTGTTGCGTCGACTGTGCCAACTGCTACTGGTGTTAAGCCTTCGTTACCGACTGCTTTTAAAAATATATCTAATGCTCCGCCTACAGCCAATTTAGCTGAAACGTCAACACCGAAATCTACTTGAACGCCTGCAAGAGGAAGACCACTATAGTGACCTGGTGCTACTGCGGCGCCTGTGTTTTGAGTTTGTGCCATGTTAATTCTCCTAGAATTTGTTAATGTTACGTTTATTTATGCAAAATAGGAGATTTTAAGAGTGTTTTATTGTAGTTAAATAGGTATTACTTCCTTCGGGCTCTATCACCCATTGCTACTATCTCGCCGGCGGCTTTATTGAGATATTTTGATATCATACTTCCTTTAGCGGCAGATTTGCCTGCTAAACCATCAACTTTGTTGAAATCGTCCCATTTGTCTTTCATTACGTCAATCCCGTTCTTGCCTGGACCAGCTTTTGCTTTTGGGCCGCCTCTATAAGCATTTTGGTTACCTATTTGTCCGCCTCTAGTTTTGGGTGAATCTGATGCAGTGGGTGGAGTTCCTTTTTGCTTTATTGGATTGAGAACCTGCTTGGGGTTTCTATCAGCTTGTCGTTGGTTTAACGCCCTATCTTGTTGGTTATCTCTACTACTATTAACAGCCGATAGTGCTTGAGCATGTGCTTGAACAGGATCTGCACCGCCTTGGTGAAATTCAAGTGCTTTATTATATACCATGGTGGCTATGTCTCCTTTTGGCTTGGATACTGCTTTCCACTGGTTATGTATTTGAATTAAACTTTTTTGAGGCGTTTCTATTTCACTTATTTTCATACAACTATTTATCCTTATGCCTTTTTTCGTCCACTTGCCCAATACCCTGCGATTGCGCCAATGCCGGCACCTGAAACAGATGATATTTTACTTGATACTCTTGGCAAGATTTTACTTCCTGCATAGGCACCAACTGCCGTACCAGCGGCACGTTTAAGCGTCGATGTTTTTGGTATAGGTTTAAGTTCCTTTCTAGAGCTCATTGAACTTACTTGAGTAAATAGCTCACTGCCTCTTCCTTTTAATCTCATTAACTGGATTATTTTACTAACAACTAACTGTCGTTGAGCAAATTTTAGACTGGGCCAACTTATAATTAATCGTCTTAACTGTTTAAGTATTGGATTTTTAATTTGTAATTGTGATTCGAACCTAAACAGAGTTGTTGTAATATCACTTTTACTAAGACCCTGTCGTTGTACACGTTGCATAAAAGCATAATGCTTTCTGTTTTGGAATTGTAAAGAATTTAAAAAACTTACATCTTTACTTTTAAACTTTAAACTTTGGTAGTCAGGATTGTTAATAGCAAACCCTAACATGTACAAGTCAGTTGCCGCTGTTCTAAAAACTGCATAGGGTCCATACTGGCATGTTTTTCTTGCATACACTAACGCATAGTCCTGTTGCTTGTTATCTTGATACATCATTATAAGACTTAGTGTTTGCAAATAAAATAAATCTGCAATATCTCTACCTGTCAGACTTTTAAAGCCAGACGTTGATCTATATAACTTGCTTTCACATAACTCTTTATTAACTAACTTTAAGTCTAAATTATTTTCCACTAGGTTTACCTGATCCAAAGTTAAGTCTACTAAACTCTAATCTGTCTACCAGTTTTAATGCATTGCCCATTCTGTCAACTGCAACAAAGCCTTCTTCGCCTGTTACTTCATATCCATCTTCTGTTGGTACAAATGTATTCATTACACGGATTTGTTCTAGCTTCTTAACTATTTTAATTTTTGCTTCAATAAGTTTTAAATATAAGTCATACACTGATACAATACTTTGTAAATGTTCTCTAATAAATTTAACGCCTGCTACCATTTTTTCTGTTTTAGCATCGATACTTTTTTGTGTTTTAACTTTGTCTATTTCTTTTGTCATGTAGTCTATATATTTTTGCACAAAGCCTTGTGCAAATTTAGTAGGTTCGTCAAAATGTCCTTGCCTTACTTGATTGTTTGCATGTGCTTTTAATTGCTGTAAGAACTCTTTGCCTACTAAGTCTGTGCCCTGTCCTAACCAAGCAAATGTATCCTGGTCTACAGTTTTTAAGTACTGGTCTGCTGTAGCAATAGCCGACATAATGTCTGCACTTTCAGTAGCAGTAAATGTAACTGTGCCACTAAGGTCTTTAATAATTGCATCTCTGTGCCAAACACCAGGTGCTTGTCCTAATACACTACTATCAAATCCAAACTTTGCTTGAGTGTCTGCTAATGTTGGACCGCCTACATATTCTGTATGCCAAACAATACCTATATCGCTCATTAATATTGACTTAGCTAAATCGCTTTGGGCCGGAACTGCATATACTAATGTGTTAGGTTTAAAAATTAAATAATTTTCGCCATCAATTGTTTTTTCGGCTAGTGTATCTTTTGCAAAAAGGAAATCTCCTTGTGCCACTGTATTCCAAGTTAGTTTACTTAATTTAGTTAATGCTAATTGTAATTTATTTTGTAAGTCGTCTTGTCCGGGATGATTTAATTTAAGATCGTTAGTTGTAAAATTCATTTTAGGAATTTTTGCAAATACGCCTTTGGTGCCTACAAAGAACTTACCAGTTGCTGGATCTTTGCCAGCAATAATGGCTGGAGCGCCGTCCCACTTAGTTGTCATGCTTACTGCTTGTTGTGATTTGCCATCTAGCATATCATGTAAACTATACAAATAATTTACTGCTTCTTTGGCTCCGGGATATCCTTTGTTAAAGATGTTATCCTCTAAATGCTCTAAATGAGTATTCTTACCTTCCTTACCTTCTTGAAAATGACTCTCTGTAAGTAATTGTGTAATAAGAGGCTTTGCTATCTCATTAATATTCATTTTAAATGCCTGATAATTTTTTGAGGTTGTATAGTTGTATGTCTTTTGTTTCTATTAACATCACATGTGATGTAACTGATTCTGAAAGTAATACTTCATATCCTAAGTCAGCCCAACTAATTCCAGCATGTTCTAATATCTTACAAACATGCTCGTATGCTTCTGCTCTCATACTTCTAGCAAGTTTAGTAAAATGTGTATATGCTTGTGGATCTGATTGCGGTAGTCCACCTTTCTTTAATACTGGTGCGGCGGCTTGTATAAAGTTATCAGCATCATATCCGCCTTTCTTTAAATTACTTAATGTTGCAACTAATTGTTTGCCAGCTTCTAAATCACCACCTAGTGTTCTTTTTTGTAAACTTTTTAGTTCTGCTGTAGTAGGCCCTGGGACTGGCATTAATGCTTTAGGTTGTGCTTGACCTTGTGCTGGTGCTTGTCCGCCTCTCTTTTTCATCATTTGACCTATAGCTTTTGCTCCACCTGACATTGCTCGTCCAAGTCCTGCTCCAACTGTTGCGCCAATTTTTTGACCACGTGTTGCATTAGGATTTTGTCTTGTTTTACTTGCTAATGGTCCACCTGCCGCTGTTGCAATTTTATCGCCTACTGCTTGAGCTCCACGTTTAATCTTATCCATTACGCCTTCTGGCTCTGGTGCGGCAACAACTCCTGTTTTAGGATCAATTTCTGCCTGCGGTGCTCCGCTTCTACTCATACCTGCTGTTGATGGTGCTTGTGGTACAACTCCGCCAACTGGTTTCTGTGGGGCAACTGGTGCCGCTGTTGCTGTAGGTTGTACTGGTGCCGCTGTAGGTTGTGCTGTTGCTGTAGGTTGTGCTGTTGCTGTAGGTTGTGCTGTTGCTGTAGGTTGTACTGGCTGTGCTTTCTTTGTAAGTTCTGCTCCTACTTCCTTTGTTGCCATTCTGCCGTTTCTTTGATTAATCCATTGAGCACCTTGCCACTCGTATACAAAGCCGTCTGATGCTTTAAGTAATTTACCTTTTGCAATTGGCTTTGGTGTTGCTGGTGCTGTAGCAGTTGGTGTTGCTGTAGCAGTTGGTGTTGCTGTTGCTGGTGCTGGTGCTGTAGCTGTTGGCTGTTGTACGCCTGCTTGAGCTGACTGCTTTTCTAATTCTAATGCCATTGAACTGTTAGGATTTTCAGCTGGTCTGCCAGTTAACGTTCCTTTTTCATCGGACTGTGCCCAAGTACCTTCTGCAGACTTAGTATAAAATTCGCCGTTTGATTGAGAAACAACTGTTCCAGCTGGAGCGCCTGTAGGCCCTGTAGGTTCTGGTGTTGGTTCTGCTGTGGGTTGTGCTGGTGCCGGATTAGCCGCTTTCTTCCTTGCTAAACGATCCTTTACACCGCCTGGTACCATCTCTGCATTAGTTAGTTCATCGAGTTTCATACAAGTTCTCTTATTTAGATTCTTTTGTGGCTTTGTTTATGCCTCGAGAGAATTTTTTAGGATCGCCACTTTTAATGCTGTTAATGAGTCTACGTTCTAAATCCAATGCAACATCTTCCTCGTATAAAGAATATAATATCTCTTTAATGTTAGCCGCACTAGAAACTAGGTGCTCCACTCTGTTTTCCAAAACGTGGTGCTTGTTTCTATCTGTGCTAATAGAGTTCAATTCTTCTAATATACTTCTTGACTTTTTCATAAATTATTTCTCGTTATAGTCATATTTATCATTTAGACATCATTTTTCTTCATGAACTCTCTAATGTTTAATGCCGCGTTAACTGTGCTGGATGCTTCTGGCTCGTCTGTTTTAATAGTATTGGTTCTTTTTAGCTGATTAACTAGGCTATTTGTTGTTACTGTTAGTGCATCATCGTCATCTTCATCTAAATCTGTAACTCTTAAAGTGTCTGGATTAAACTTTAAATCTACTTTACTGCCCACTCCACTACTAGAACGTGTTTTCATAAACTGTATTTGATATCTGCCACGTTCTCTCATAGCATTACTAGTAAAGATACCCACAACATTATCTGCTGTTTGGATTTTACTAATACCACCAGCAATATGACTGTGGTCAAATTCAATTTCTTCTACTGCTCCTCTGTTTAACTGAGATGCTGTTGCAAATAGTATGTTTCTTTCCATTGCAATGTTACGCAATTCTTCAGATACATATTTGTCTTTAATAAACTGGTCATTAGCACTAATTTTTGTACTAATAGGACTCATCAAGTCTAAATAATCTACAAGTAAACAGTCTACTTTAACATCGTGGTTGATTTCATACTCTCTAACGTATGCTCTAATATCGTTTGCATTAATACCACTCGACATTTGCTTAATACGGAACTTGCCTGCACTCTTACCTTTCATTCTTACTTTTAAATCAACATCATCTATA